ATGCGCTCGCGGTGGTCGGCGGCCAGGAAGAACTGGCCGATCGGCATCATCTGGTTGTGGATGCCGAACTCGTCGTCGTCGAGCAGGAAGCTGGCCGAGTACCCGAACGGGCCGAGATGCTGAAAGTGCTTGTGGAACGACTGGTAGGTGTTGCCGCGCGCGTACACCCCCATCTGGATGCGCACCGCGCGCTGCAGCCACTCCTGCACGGAGTAGAAGTCCTCCAGCTCGGGATCCTCCAGGCCGAACTCGAACCACGGTTCGCTCTGGTTCGTGTTGCCGTTCATCATCCCGGCGGCCTGGATGTCGTTCGCATCGATGCCCGCGTCGTCGATGATCTTGAGGTCGTCGCGACCGCCGCGGAGGTCGTCGTTCTCGTCGAGGAAGCGCGCCGCACCGGGCAGCACGTAGTCGCAGATCTCGCGGTTGACCTCGTCGACCGGACGCCGGATCTCCTCGAGCTGCGCCAGCTCCTTCTCCATCCGCTCGCGGCTGGTCTGGTAGCTGCGGTCGCGAGTCTTCAACGACGCCACGCGGTCAGCCTCCGAGGGTCGACGGCGGGCCGCCGAGACGGAACGAGGGCCGGCCCGTCAGGACCGTTGAGAACGGGCCGCCGAGCGCCGCCATCTGCTGATCGGTCTGCAGCGCGCCGAGGTCGGGAACGCGGCGCTTCGCACGCGCGGTCTCTTCGGCGAGCCGCGAGCTGTCCGCGGCGGCGCGAGCTTCGGCCTGCTGCTGCGCCGATCGCTGCCGCCCTTCGGCGATGCTGGCGCGGCGCTGCTGGTCCTGGTTCTGCGCGATCCCGGCCCCGAGGCTCACGATCGCGGTTCCGGCTGCGACGTACGGCATCAGACCGCCTTCGGCTGCAGGAGCCGGCTGTAGGTGACGTCCTGGACGGCGTAGCGAGTGCTGCGCGCGAGGATGCGATCGAGCTTCGAGTCCTTCTTCGCGTGCCATCGGACCTCGATAGCACCCTTTTCTTCGGCCAGCCGCTCGGTCTCCTCCATCAGCCGGGCGAACACGCCGCGACCGCGAGCCGACTGCTCGACAAAGATCACGTCGTTCTGCGCGTAGATGACCGGGCTGTAGTGGATGTTCTCGAAGACGAAGGTCACCGAGTAGCCGACGAGCTGCTCACCATCCCACGCCGCGAGCGCGAGCAGCATGCCGGCCTTCTCCATCGCCTCGTACGCGATCCACTTCGGGTTCAGGACCATCACGTCGCGGTTGCGACCGACCTCGACCCAATGCGCGCGCAGCAGCGGCATCGCGTGCTCGCGCATCTCTGCGACGGTGCTCGGCCGGATGTCGACGGCGGTGGTCTGCATCACGCACTCTTGAGGGCGATGACCGAGCCGGCGACATCGAACACGACCTTCGTGCACGCGACCGGCAAGATGAACGTGATGCCTGCCCCGCTCACGTCGCCGAGCGCCACCGTGGTGCCGTCGGTCAGCGTCACGGTGCAGGTCGTCGACTTCGGGAAGATCAGCAGCGCGTCCGCGGTGCCGATCGAGAAGTTGACGTTCGTCGTCGCGACGACCGCGCGCGAGTAGACGGGGATCGAAACGCTCGCCATGAACGGCGGACCCTAGGCAGCGGTCGTCGAATTGCGGGGCCTCTCAGAACCGAGCGAACGGGTTGTACCGCTTCGGCTTGCCGGTCTCGATCTCGTGGATGAGCGTGTTGGTGTTCAACTGCTTCTGCTGCTGCCGGCTCATCACGGGGTGCGCGAACGTCAGCGCGAGCGCGTCGGCGAGGTCTGGCGAACGCTGGAGCCGCTTCTTCACGAGCTTCTTGTCCTCGAGCAGGATCGCGTCGCCCTTGAACGAATAGGTCGGGGTCGACAGCTCACCGACAAGCTCCGGGATGTTCGGCAGGCATCCGCCGCCCTTCACCCACTCAGCCATCGCCCACCACATCTCGGCGCGCTTGTTCGCGAAGCCCTTCGTCGACGCACCACCGGCGAAGTGAATGCCGATCGGGTTGCGACCGAGCGCGCGGAGCTGGTCGATCCAGCCGCCACCGAAACCGCCCGTGTCGTCCACGAAGCAGGCGTCGGCCTCCCACTCGGCCCACCGCTGCGCGACGCGGCCGGCACCCTGCAGCGAGTCCACGTTGCGCAGCACGGTCGGCAAGAACGCGATGACGCCCTGTCGGCCGAACAGGACGCTGCGGTCGTCGCCTTCGCGCGCCACGTCCACCCCGATGATCTTCGGCGATGCCTCGTAGGCGCCGGGCTGCGCGTGCCGCTGCATCGCGTCGCGCACCTGGTCAGGCGACAGCAGTGTGTTGATGCCGCCCTGAGGGAACTTGCCGAGGATGTAGGCTTGCACCCAGGCGTTGTCGCGGCCGTACTCGGCGATCTGCGCGCGCGCCCACTCGATCGAGATGCGCGGCGAGCGCTTCGGGTCGTCGGGGTCGCCGGTGATGCGGATGACGCGCCAGCGCGGCGACTGCGACGCGGCGAACAGCATGCCCTGTTGCGTCAGCGGGTTGCCGGCCTGCAGCACCTTGCCGAACGCCGGCTTCGTCGAGAGGGCCTGTTCGGCTGCGCGGCAGACCTCGATCGGGATGGCACCGCTCTCGTCGATGAACGCCGCGACGTACTTGCCGTGCAGGCCCGACAGCGTCTTGCCCATCTCCTCGGGGCTCGCGGTCTTCGGGAACGAGCGCGCCTTCACGAACCATGTCTCGGGATGGTCGTTCGCGTAGACGCGCGCCGCCGTCCAGGTGAACGCTGCGGACAGGAACGCTGACCGCTGCTGCCACTTGCTCAGCTCGGGCCACAGGTTCGCGTCGAGATTGTCCTTCGTGACCGCGACCGCGATGCCCTTCGGGTGCTCTTCCTCTTCGCCCCAGCACGCCAAGAACCACCACACGAGCCACGCCAGCAGCGCGGTCTTGCCGGGTCCGGCGCACGCCTGCAGCGAGATCAGGTCGGTCGCCGGGTCGCGCGAGGCGTAGAGCAGCAGCGCGTCACGCTGCCACTCGTCGGGCTCGACGCGGAACTGCTCGCGGACGAACGCGCACGGGTCGCGACGCCATCGAAGGATGTTCCGCGACGCTTCGATCACCCGCCCTTCTGCTCCTCATGGAGATCCGAAGCCCCGCACTCCCCTGGCACCCATACGTGACACCCCAGAGCGGTGACCGAAGCCTCGAAGCTTTGCCGAGCGTCGTTCAACGCCTGCCATGCCACAGCCCTGGCCTGCTCGAAGGCCATCTCGACACCGACCCGGAACGCGTTCGCCTGAATCGTGCGGATTGTGTCCGCTGTCCAGTTGCCTCCGATCTCGGCAAGCCACGTCTCCGCGCTGCGCATCTTCGTCATGTCACTCACCCTTCTCTTCGAGCTTCGTCGCGCCGGCCACGATCTGCGCCAGCGTCAGTGTGCCCTTGTGCTCAACCTTCGCATTCTGGCCGAAGACGTGCGGCGCGTAGCAGGCGGCGAGCTTCAACCGGATCTCGCACCGGAGCTTGCTGCGCTGGATCCACTCGGAGTTGGGCCGCTCGTTGCCCTTGTCGTCGGTGAGCGTGTCCTGCGACGTGTCGTCGGCGATCTCGAGCGCCTCTTCGGCCATCGCGTAAGCTCCCTCGACGCGCGCGGCCTCGAACGCACCGCGGAACGTCTCGTCGGCGTTCTTCCAGTTCTGGACCGTGGACTTGCTGACGCCCTGCTCGCGGCAGTAGCGGATCAGCGTCTTGCCGTCGGCCAGCCACTCCAGAAGCGCCGGGCCGTGCTTCTTCGGGTCGTGCTTCTGCTTCGCGGGCATGCCGGCCTCCTCAGTGCATCGGGGGTGACACGAGTTCGCCCGAGGGCACGTACAGCTCGCCGGCCGGCGGCTTGTCGGGCATGTCGCGGAGGTCCTGCTTCGTCACGATCGCCAGGACGTGGTCCTCGTGCAGCACCGCCACGCAGGCTTCCTCGGACATGAACAGCCCCTGCCGGAACATGACGATGAGGCCGACCGTGAGACTCTTGTCTTCGCACCGCGGCCCGACCGACTCGATGGTGCCGTGGCGGTAGTAGCTGGCGCGGCGGCGGTTGGCCGGCATGTGGATGCCGCCTGCGCTCACGTCGGAGCCTTCGGGGATGCGGACGACGATGTTCTTTCCGGTCGCTTTCATGGCGTGCTCTGCGGCATCGGTGACGGGATGGCGTTGGGGTTCGGGAAGGGGCGACGCTCGTACTTGATGAGCTTCCGTACGGTCGACAGGGAATCGATGCCGGCTCGCCGAGCAATCTCGGTAGGAGTCAGATTCTGGTGCTCGCGTAGATCGCGCACGTACAGCACGACGCCATCGGGGATCGTGCAGTGGCCGTTGCGTTCACCGGGAGGAGCGCCCACGGACATGCACCATACTGCACTTTTCCGGGCAGAGGAAGGACGGGTTCTTCCGTCAGAAACGGTGCGGGTCGCGCTTTTCCGGTTTTCCTGTCCCCGCCGAGCCCGGAGGGAACACTGGCGACAACGCGAGCGAGTGCCGGCGCGAGCGAATCAGCGCCTACGTGCGCACGCGCGACGCGAGGCGTGCAGGATCAGGGGAGTCGCTCGGCTTCTTGATGTCGTCGTCGCTCATGGTGTTCCTGTGATTCCCGGCGTGGTCCAGCTACCGACCGGAGCCTGCGCCCAAATTGCCCCGGCCCGCGGATCATCGGGCTCATGCCGCAGCACGGTAGCGGCCGACAGTGGCATGCCGAAGCCGTTGAACGACTCGTCGCCGAGCAGCTGCGGCCCCATGACGGGCTGCTGAGCCCGCGACAGCCATCGCCCTGCGCTGAGGTCGTAGGCGTCACGAACGACGGTCTTGGCGAGCCGCAGCGCCACGGCACGACCTTCCACGGGTCCGAGTTCGGTGCAGGCAAGGTCGAGGCCGTACGCGCCGACGCTCTGCTGCCACGGAATCCACCACAGCCCAGGACCAAGGCGAGCATCGTTCAACCGCATGTCGACGATGTCCTTGTCCGACCACTGCGGCAGGATCACGGTCGTGCAGCGCGTGCGCCAGTGCGCGGCGACACGCTCGGCGAGCTGCCGGTCCTCGAGGTTCCGGTACAGATGCACGGCCCCGATGCCTTCCCAGCCGACTGCGCGGGCCGCGTACGGCTGCGTCGTGCTCCACCCTGGCGTCGTGGTCCACTGGCCGAGGTAGAGATGGGCCTGGTGCTCCAGTTCCCACTGCAGCGCATGCGAGCCGGTGAGGCGCGCAGCTGCGGCGATCGAGTTGAACAGCCAGTGCTCCACGTCCGGCCCTGACCACCCGTGGCACTCGTCCAGCGTCGGGTTGCGGGGCTTGCCGAGGCGGTTCGGGCTCACGCCCGTGTGCCAGTGCGGGACGCCGTCCCAGTAGATGAGCCGCGGCACCGCCGTCTCCGGGTCGACGATCGTGCCGTCGGCGTTCAGGTGATGGCACGGCCGCGACAGGATCCTCAAGGCCTGCAGGTAGCGCACCTGTTCAGCGCCGAGGCCGTCGGGTCGCATGCACTCGCCCCCGACGAAAACCTCGTCTTCTTGCGAGCCCGTCGCGCCGCTCTGCATGGTTGGACCGAGCAGCGGCGGCTCCCACGTGTGCAGCCGGCGCAGCGACTCGGCGTAGAGCCCGGTCGTGAACGCCGTCGCGTTGAACGTCGCCGGCAGCGTCGGGTTGCCGTCGGGCCACAGGCGCGCGATGCCGACGGCGCACACGCTGCGGTTCACGGCGGCGATCGCTGCGAGGACGCTACTGGTAGCGTCGCCAGCCGTCAGGCCAGAGCCATTCGTCGATGCCGCAGCAGCGACAAGCGCGGTAGTTGTGTCGCCAGAAGAACCAGTCGTGATGATGTTGCGTGGCCATACGAGGGTGACGGGGACGCCGCGCGCCTGTCCGGTGGCGAACGAACCTTCCGGAACTACCGGATAGTTCCAGCCTGCGCCGGGGACGTGGACGAGGGCGTCACCCCACGCGAGGCGCAGACCATCCGATGCCGCGAGCACGTCGGGCACCGCGGGGTTACTTGCGCACGCCACAATCTCGCCGGTCATCACGCCGGGCTCGTCGGGCCGCCACAGCAACCAGAGGTCGACGTGCCACAGCGAGTGCAGCCGCCCCTGGAAGTGCAGCGATGCACCGGCCCCGTCCTGCGCGATGGAGCGGAACTGCAGCTCGGTGCTGTTGACGGTCGGCAGCCTCGCGCCGAAGAACGCAGTCGGGTCAGCCGGCAGCGGGCCGATTGCCCACCGTGCGCGCTTCGCCGTGCCGATGTCGATGGTGCGTTGCTCGTTGGGGCGCAGCGTGACGCGCAGGTCCACAGCCCAGGTGTCGAGGCCGGTCTGCCTGCCGCGCACGAACAGAACACCGTCCGCGATGCCGACTGGTAAAGGCTTCGTGTCGACGACGGTGCGCGCCCAGCCGGAGAACGGCAACTCGCTGTAGTTCGCGAGGCGCACGACCTGCGCGGGAAGTGCGGCACACAGAAGGGCGACGAGGAATCGCATGCTCGGCACTCTACTCGGCGCTGCGCTTTGCGTCGTCGAGTTCGCGGCTCACGGCTGCACCTCCGGCAACGGCATGTCGAGAAGCCGTTGGTAAACGATCTCCATGCGCCGCGCGTCGTCGGTGAACCCCTCGGGATGCTTGAGCGCCTGCGGTCGCCAGTTGGTGACGTATTCGACGAACGTGCGGATGTCCTGTTCGGTCACGGCAGCACCTCCGTCGCCTTGCCGGCCTCCAGCAGCATCTTCCTGTGCGTCTCTAAGTCGATGATCTCACACTCGCACACGCCGTAAATGCCGCGGCAGAACGGGCACGGCAGCATCACCGCGGTGCGGATCTCGTCGCGAGCACGCTGACGTTCGCGGTGGCGAACCGACTTCTGGTCGAATCCGCGCTGTTCGGAAACGTTGGAGCACACGCCGCACTTCGCACCGTGCAGCTTCCCGGCGGTAGGCCGTTCACCGTAGGGCCTCACGCGCCACCGTCCTTCGGCGGTTCGCGCCAGAGGCCGAATCGGTGCAGTTCATAGCGACTCACGCTGCCGCTCATCTCCACCTGTTCGCGCACCTTGGCCAGCGCCGCTTCGTTCCTGTCTCTGTAGGCGCGCAGCTCGGCGAGTTCGTCGGAGCGACGCTGTTCCGCCCTCATCTCATCCGGCAAGCGAGCCTTCAACCTGTCCCACAACTGACCGAACACGCCCTCCATTCGGCGCCCTTCCACTTGCAGCTTCTCGCCTCGCTTCACCATCTCGATCGGTCCAGTGACGTAGCACGGTCCGATATCGAACGCGTCGAAAGTGGCCTCGGCGATCAGGCTGCACAGGGCGTAGAACTTGAGTTCGCTGGGGTTGTCGATGTTCACTTCTTGCTCCTCCCGCGCTTCGCGGCTTTGCGCTTCGGCTTCGGATGCATCGCGCACAGGAGGCGCGCGAACG